ATCGGTGACTGGTTGTCATCTCTTGATGCCCTTAAGTACGTGGATGATCTCCACGGTACTGTCACCAGGAAGTGGTGGTACTATCACAAACACTGGAATGGACGGTTCAGTTATTATACCGACCATGAGTGGCCTACCCAAGTTATCGGGCGGACACACCAGCGTGATGTATTCCACAACGACCTGCCCATAGCCAATCTTCCCTCTTGGGAGCCGAGCGCCTCGTGGCGCAAGGTCATTACAGCTACCGCACTTCTGAAAAGCATGAAGTGCAGGCGGCCTCGTGATAAACTCCCAAAGGAATGTCGGCTACACCCGAACGGTGGAGTGGTTTGCCTTCACGGCTTTCCTACTCGCCGTTCTTAATTGGGTGCAGTGATGCTCCCTTTAACCTCATAGTCCGGGTTTTGAAGCCGGACCGTAGGTGCTGTTTAGGGCACCATTAACCAGGAGACAAACAAATGCCTACACTGGCCAACATCGTACTGACGGATAACTCCGCTGTCGATCACACGTACGTCCCTACCGGCCGCTCTGGCCCTGATCTGACCGAATTCGCCGCTGCCGGGGGTGATACCCCGATCTCCGACGAGACTCTGTCGATCAGTTTCAGCCGTGCTACCAACCAACGCCCCACTGACCGGACGCAAGCCCGGTTGGGGCAGCCGTTGGAATACACGGATGCGGATGGGCAGGAAGTCGTGGATGACACCTTCCGTGCTGAGCTCAAGGTTACCGCTCCGCGCTCCACCACAACCGCACAACGCGATGAGTTCCTGTCCCTCATCGAAGCCTTCGTGGCCTCCGATGAGTTCAGGTCCTATGTCGTGCTGCGGTCGCCGTTTTACGGCTAAAGTGGCTCTTCGGTCTAAAACCCGAGAAAGCGTGGAAAAGGATGATGATTCGCCGGCTACGCCCCAGTTTCTTCGGGGGTTACGTTGGTTGATCATCATCTTAAGCGGTATTGCCACTTGCCTTTCAGGGCTCGTGGATCACCTTAAGTAGCTTTAGCGGAGGGTATACGCCATGTCCTTGAGTTTAACCTTGGACAGTTCGTCCAACTTGAAGTTGGAGAAAACCACAACACTAGCAATCTGTGAAGTGGTCGGTACACCTAGGGCACAAACGATCCATATGCTCGTCTCCAATGAGCAGTGGGTTGATGTGTTGGATTTGCCAGAAGTTAACCC